CAACCGCTGGCTTTATTGGCGACATCAAAGTTCCAACCTATACCGTAGCTAGCGCTCCATCTGCCGCATCTGCGGGTGCAGGTACAGTTGTATATGTTTCAAACGGCGCGGCTGGTTCCGCTATCTTGGCTTTCTCTGACGGAACAAACTGGAAGCGTTCTGACACTGGTGCTACAATCGCAGCATCGTAAGGAGGTGGGTTATGAGTAGATTCAAACCAGCCTCTAAAGAAGAACTTGCAGCTCGTGGGTTAAATCCTGATGGTACGCCCATTAAAAAGATAGAACCTAAGAAAACGGCAAAAAGTTCTTCCGTTAAGAAAGGAAGCTAGCACATGTCTTCTGATGTATTAACCAAACGTGTAGCAGGCGCAGGATCGTTGGGTGTAGGTCCAGCACGTGTTCGTCAGGTACAAGTTTTGACGAACAGCGGTGGCGCAGGACGCCTTACAGTTACTAATGGTAGCGGTGGCACGACTGTGTTGGATTTAGACTTTCTGGCGTCAGACTCACACTCTGTAAACATTCCTGATGACGGGATTCGTTGTAGTTCAGATGTATACGTTTCCGCGGCTACAAACATCACCGCCATTACGTTTTTCTACAGTTAGGAGCGTGGTATGCGGGCATATTATAAAAAAGGCGGTGGGGTAAAATCCGCAGCTTGGACCCGTAAAGAGGGTAAAAGTGAGTCCGGTGGGTTGAACGCCAAAGGCGTTGCTAGCTATCGAAAAGCTAACCCCGGCAGCAAGTTAAAGACCGCTGTTACCACAAAGCCTAGCAAGTTGAAAAAGGGTTCTAAAGCCGCCAATCGGCGGAAGTCTTTCTGCGCACGCATGAAGGGCATGAAGAAGCGCAACACAAGTTCAAAGACGGCTAACGATCCTGATAGCCGCATCAATAAGAGCTTGCGAAAGTGGAATTGTTAGATGGCTATTAGCCGTACCCAGATGGGTACCCAGTTACGAGGGAATAGAACTATGAATAACATGCGGAAGTATAAGAAGTACCAAGCTGGCAGTATGGTTAGCCCTGATGAACGCGCTGTTGAACGTGGTAACGCCGCTATGGATCGGATTAGCGAAGAGGGTACCACGAATATGATGGAGGCTATGGAAGCTAAAGATCCTCGCAGCATGAGGCCCAAGAAGCGCCCCGCAGGCCCCCGTAGCATGAAGCCTAAGAAGCGCCCTATGGCTAACCCAAAATCGGCTTTAAGACCTACGCGAGATGGCAAGGCGATGACTACAAAATCTCTCCTGCAACCTCGTGCTGACGGTACTGGGTTAACCACTAAGCCTGAGAAGATGAAGTCTGGTGGTAAAGTCCGCGGTTACGGCATGGCTCGTGGCGGCAAAGTTTGTAAGATGCGCTGATGCGTAGGTATTACAAATCCGATAGCTGTGGCTGTTCTAAATGTAGCAAAGGTTACAAGAAGGGCGGCACTGTGAAGGACGCGTGTTACCGTAAGGTAAAGGCAAGCTATAAGGTGTTCCCAAGCGCGTATGCGAGTGGGGCCATCGCAAAATGTAGAAAGAAAAAGGCGGGCAAGTAATGGCTGTTCGCAAAACCGCAAAGGGCGCTGCACTAAAGCGTTGGTTCAAGGAAGACTGGAAAGATGTTAAGACAGGCAAGCCGTGTGGTCGTAAAGAAGGTGAAAGCCGTGGTACACCGTACTGTAGACCATCTAAACGAGTTTCTAGCAAAACTCCAAAAACTAGCGGGGAAATAACGAAGGCTGAGAAGAGTAAGCGTATAGCGCAGAAGAAGCGTTTAGGACAACCAGCGGGCAAACCCAAGCGTGTAGCTCCGCTAAAGAGGCGTAAGAAATGACTACATCAGGCACCACAGCGTTTGACATGGACTTCACCGATATAGCGGAAGAAGCGTGGGAGCGTGCGGGACGTGAGATGCGTTCAGGATATGACTTACGCACTGCGCGGCGTTCTATGAACCTGATGACTATTGAGTGGCAGAACCGCGGCATTAACATGTGGACCATTGATTCTGGCACTATAAACCTAGTAAAAGGCACTACACAGTACACGTTGCCAGCGGATACTATTGATTTGCTTGAACATCAAATACGTACTAACAGTGGTAATACTACGACACAATCTGATCTTACCATAAGCAGAATCAGTGTAAGTACGTACGCGTCTATACCTAACAAGTTAACACAAGGTCGTCCTATACAGCTTTATGTGGAGCGTTTGCGCGATGCACCAAAAGTAAATGTTTGGCCCGTACCCGATAACGATAACTACGTGTTGTATTACTGGCGTATGCGGCGCATTGAAGACGCTGGGTCTGGAGTTCAAACAGCAGATATGAACTTCCGCTTCTTCCCGTGCCTCGTTGCGGGGTTAGCATACCATATTTCTATGAAGGTTCCTGAGTTAGTAGATCGTATCCCTATGCTGAAGGCTGTGTATGACGAACAGTTTGAGATGGCCGCAGGAGAAGACAGGGAAAAGACCGCTGCGCGTTTTGTGCCTAGAATAGGTAGGATTGCGTAATGGCGGATAGGTTTGCATCAGGTAAAAAAGCGTTAGCGCTCTGTGATGTATGCGGGTTCCAGTACAAGCTGCGGGAGCTAAAGAACTTGTTTGTTAAGGGGCGTGACACCAATATAAAGGCGTGCCCCGAGTGCTGGAGTCCCGACCATCCACAGTTAAAGTTGGGTGAATTTCCTGTCGATGATCCGCAAGCTATACGCAATCCACGCCCGGATCAAAGCCTATCCGCGTCAGGTGATACCAGTAGTAGAGCTATACAGTGGGGATGGAACCCTGTAGGTGGCGGTGACGATCCGTTTGAGCTTGTACCTAACACGTTAGTTGGCGCTGGATTTGTGGGTACTGTTGTTGTAAGTATAACGTAGGAGGTGCATTATGCCTAAAGTTGGAAACAAAATGTTTGGATATGACGCAGCAGGTAAAAAAGCCGCTGCCAAAGAAGCAAAGAAAACAGGTCAGCCGATGCAGACGGGCTATAAAAAAGGCGGTAAGGTTAAGGTACGTGGCACGGGTGCGGCGACCAAAGGCTTATACGCACGGGGGCCAATGGCATAAGTTATGAACTATACCGAGCTGAAAACCAACATAGAAGACATTTGTGAGAACTCGTTCACAGATGCCCAGCTCGCTATGTTTACTGAGCAGGCTGAACAGAAGATATATAATACAGTGCAAATACCCGCGCTACGTAGAAACGTTACTGGGTCTTTGACTATTAATAACAAGTATCTTAGCGTTCCTACAGACTTTTTGTACACGTATTCGCTCGCGGTGGTAGATACTGATGGCGCGTATCACTACTTAATAAACAAAGATGTAAACTTCATCAGAGAAGCGTACCCCACACCCACATCAGTGGGGCTTCCAAAACATTACGCTTATTTTGACGATGATTCCTTTATCTTAGGCCCAACACCAAGTGGTGATTACACCGCAGAGCTTCATTATGGGTACTACCCCGAGTCTATTGTTACGGCCAATAATACGTGGCTCGGAGACGAGTTTGATTCTGCGTTGTTAAACGGCGCGTTGATTGAAGCTATTCGGTTCTTAAAAGGCGAACCGGATGTAATTGAGAACTATGAAAAGATGTACTTGCAATCCATAGCTTTATTAAAAACGCTTGGGGATGGTAAATTACGTGAAGACGCCTATCGCTCGGGACAGTTCCGAGTGCCAGTAAGTTAAAGGAGACTAGATATGGCTATAACACAGGCGATGTGTACCAGTTTCAAGCAAGCCCTGCTTGACGGTGAAATGGACTTCAGCAGCAATACAGCGCAAACATTTAAAATCGCGTTGTATACCTCATCCGCTTCTTTGGCTGCGGCGACTACTGCATACACTACTTCTAACGAGGTATCAGGTTCAGGGTATAGCGCGGGTGGGAACACGTTGACTATTTCAACTAACCCAACAAATGGCGGATCAGGAACTACAGTGTTTTTGAGTTTTTCTAACACTACATGGACTTCTTCCACAATTACAGCTCGTGGGGCGTTGATTTACAAGTCAGGTGGAGGAAACCCATCTGTGGCAGTGTTAGATTTTGGTTCTGACAAGTCTTCGTCTAACGGAGATTTCCAAATTCAGTTCCCAACAGCAGACGCTACGAGTGCTATTATCCGTATCGCGTAAATTATAGGGGTGATCGTATATGCCTGTTTTAAAGAATAGAGCCTACGTCTCGACGGCAACTACCGGGACAGGCACGATAACTCTGGGTAGCCCTGTTTCAGGCTATCAAAGTTTTGCGGACGCAGGGGTAACTAACGGTAATTCAGTTAGGTACACCCTAGAGGATGGGGCCAATTTTGAGATTGGTACAGGGACTTATACAGCTTCTGGCACTACCCTATCTCGCACGCCCAGTGAAAGTTCTAACTCAGGTTCTGCTATTAACTTGTCAGGTAGCGCTCGCGTATTCATTACCGCCGCCGCCGAGGACATCCTACAGCCATCCAATAACCTGTCTGATCTAGCCAATGCGTCCACCTCCCGCACGAACCTTGGGTTGGCTATTGG